CTTTTGTCCTGTTAGATTATAATTTGCCATAATATTCCTTATCCATTATTGAAAATCAGTTAATGCTGTAGCGTATAAGTTTGTTCCATCACTAACACAAGTTAGGACATCAGTTCCATTACTATAAGTTGGAGATGTACCACCAGCGAATTTCCAAGCAGTACCATGATTTGATATCAAAGAACCACTATCAATAATTAGTGTGTAAGTAGTACCTGATTTTATATTTGATGGATTAGCTAAGAACGTTGGAGTTGTTAGACTTAGTGTAGCAAAGTTACCATTATCAAAGTCAATACTTGATGTTGATGATGCAACTGAACCAGCGAATGTTGGTGAATATAATTGACCCTGAACCTCAAAGTTACCTCCAGCATGTGATGCTGTTAGTGCATACGATGCTGTAGTAGCATTACTCACTGTTCCATCTACACTACCACCTGCTACATAACTTGCTGTAGTAGCTGTAGTAGCTGTAGCTGCTAATGTAGCAAAGTCAGCTGAAGTTGCTAAAGTTACAGCACCATTAACATCTGTTCCTGCTACATAACTTGCTGTAGTTGCTGTTAAAGCACTATCTGCTATTACAGCGTGTGAGGCTGAAGTAGCTGTTGCTACTGTTCCATCAATATTCCCTGCTGATACGTATGATGCTGTACTAGCAAGACTTGCAGTTCCTATCAAATCACCAGCAAAATAAGTATTTGCCGTTACTACATTACCTTCTATATCACCACCTACTGTTACTGTTGAACCATCATCGGTGATGATTGAGTCTACAATGTGGTGGTCACCAGTTCCTTTTAGTATTGTATTGTTTGATGGATATACGTGAGAACCTCTTGTATTGTATCCAGGTCCAAACATAACAACACCAAACTCAGTAGTTGCACCACCATCATCGGTATATTCGTAGAACCAATCGTTAGTCTGACCATCAAACTCAAATGATGCACTGTTGTTAGTAGAACCACTATCAAATACTTTTACACCAGCATATCTTTGAGCAGGTGTATCGTTGTTTAGAATGATGTAAGCATCACCGATTACTTTAGCAGAACCAGTTACTGATTGTAAGTAACCAATACTTGCAGTTCCATTGACTGCAATATTATTGAAGGTTTGTAAACCACTAAATGTATTGTTCTCTGCTTTGACTGCGTAAGAGGATGTTGCTGATACTAAACTATCTACACGAGATGTTTGTGTAGAGATGTTAGATGTATTCGTAGAGATATCTACTTTGTTTGTAGCAATATCAGCTGCAAGAGATGCTGAAGTAGATGTGAATGAACCACTAATATCATCAGCAATCTGAGCCGATGAACTAATTACACCACTTGGAAGTGATGTTAAATACGATGAGGTAGCCGCAATCAAAGCATCAACCTTACTATCATTTGATGACGTATAAGAATTGAATGTACTTGTATCTAACTTACCAGTAATATCAGCTGAGGTTAAATAAGATGAAGTAGCTGCAGTTAATGAATCAACTCTACTATCATTAGAACTTGTATATGCATTGAACGTTGTTAATGGAGTAAGAGATGATGTATCTATATCACCAGCATTCAATGCGAATGAAGCAGTTACTGCGTATGATGCAGATGTAATAAGAATAGGAGCAACACTCCCTGTTCCATCCACAATAGTAGACCCACTAATTTGTAATAGTTGTGGGTAGGTGTCTTGTATTCTTTCGTTTGTTAAATTAAATCCCATCGTGTATCCTCTTATTGTGGTAAATATTTATATCGTGAGTCAATAACTTTAACACCAAGTTTTTCCATTTGGTCAACGTACCCACTTCTTGTAACGAATGGTGATTTAAACTGACTACTTTGGTCAGGAACTATCTCCATACCAGTCTCAGTACCAAACTCAGGAAAGAGTGTCTCATTATCGATTAGATAACCAACCATTCTTTCACCATACCATTCAGCTTTATTTCTTACTGATTGTCNTTTCTTATCGTAAATAGCAGTATCAGCAGCAGTTGCTTCTGCACCACCTTGTGGAATTAACAATCCATTGTTTCTTGGTCTCAACCAAATTGATTCGAGAGCTTCGTAGTAAGCCCAATATAACAATGCATCTTGTATATAACCCATTAGGATTAGATAGTTGCCTGTTACATTTGAGTTGTTGACTCTATCAATCATCTCAAGGTATAACTTGTTACCCAACATTCTTTGAATATGAATGTCTTGACCTTCACGAACTGCGTTTTTCAACAAGTCTGGGTCGAGGCCGTTATTTAAATCAGAGAAGTTTTTCAACTTGTTTTCTGATATGAAAAGTGTAGTCGTCATTATTCTACTCCCTCTACTTTAGCTTCCAATACATCTGATTCTGCTACATCCGACTCAACTGATGTCACCACATCAAGTTCTTCACCATCTTCAAATANTTGGATTTGTTGAATACCAAGAGTTGTGTCAACTCCATTAATTTTAAAAATACTCTCAAACGTCTTTAAAATGTCTGACTGCATAGGATATATCACAGTAGTCAAGAAGTGTTGGTAGGCGTCAAGTAATTCAGTTCTACCACCCAATTGACCCTCAGTTTTGATACCTAACAACATAGGGGATGTAATTCTATGTCCTGTTAGAATCTTCTGAGTTACCATATCATTTACAGTTGTATAGTAACCATCAGCACCATTTTGTGGAATCGGTGTGATTATTGGTGCTTGGTCTTTATTTGCTACATCCATGTACATNAATGAACCTGCGTTGTCAGTTCCTGCGTATGCCTGTCTCAACATTCTTTCGATTGCTTCTCTATCTTCATCATTAGCATCAGTAAATGTTGTGATAGCAAGAGATGGTGCAAGTCCATTCTTTAANTTGTTAGTGTGGAAGTTATCCACTTGTACATCCAACTCAATAGTCTTTAATGAACCCATATAATCTGGTAATGGGTAATAATCCAAACCTGAAGAATATGGTTTGAAATAAAATACTTGAGATGGTGATGTTCTATCTACCTTTGAAAATTTTGGTAGATAGGGAATATCTTTTTTATAGGGAACTATTGATTTGTTCTTACCCCAGCCATTCCAAACGTAATAACCAGGTACATTCCCTCTATGGTCACATTTATGTGCCCTTACATATGAATAATCAAGATGGTATACTTCAGCTATTCTTGTTCTGTCATTAGACCAAATTACCTCTAAAGCAAATCCTCCGTAGAGAACTCGGTCTAAAGCTACTTTGTTGAAAATGTCATTCCAAGTTTCACCTTCTTTATTTGCAGTCTCTAAAATAGATTCGTCAAGACCTGTAAGACCTTGACCTATTACTGCTTGGTGTTTAGCATTTACACAAGTAGAGTGAACTGATGACTTGTGGTATAATTCTATAAGGAGTTGTGGAAATTTATTGTCACCACCAAAGTAAACTATGTCTCCTTTATCGTCTTCAAACGTCATCCCATCAGGGTAATAGTATTCCCCATATTTTGGAATTATTGAAAACTTATGTTTATTTTTTTCCATATCCATTATCCTTGATACACCACATAAGCTGCGTTTTCATTAGTAGAAGAATAGTTCATTCTATCAATACTCTCCGAAACCCACGCTCTTGAGGTCCATATTCCATTACCTATTGTTGTTGGAATTCCTGGTACTGAAGACCATGTACTTCCAATTAACCCCCATTTACGAGGTTCAGTTCCATAAACTGAAACGGCAATAATTGTTTCATCCCATGCAACTGCTTCAATATCCCAATCTTCATCATCAGTATCCCATTGGATAGAGTTATCAATTGTAGGGAAGATTTGTATTTCATACGTTCCACCTTCAAGTGGAAGTGTTGATGTGTTGACACTAACAATATACGATGATGTTGAAAGTGTTATTGGTAATTCAATCCAATTACCATATTTGGAGCCAGTTGCAACTCCTTTAAATTCTTCTTGGGAAAATACATCCGTAAACTTATATACAAACGAAGACCCATCAGCGAATGAAGCTGTGGGCTGAAAAGCAAATACATTTGATGATGATGGTGTAAGTTTTATCATTTTATTTCCCAAGTGAATAGTAGAAGGGGGGGAATAATCCCCCCCATCATACTATTATATAAATATTAGACTCCGCCGTTAATGCTGATACCTGAAAGGACTCCAGCCAACGAAGAACCTGAAAGTTCTGACGCTGGTTCGGGCTCTTGACCTGTAAAGGTAAGAGTATATCCATTCAAATCACCAAAAGCAGTACCTGTCTGGCCTTGTCCACCACTAAGTGACAATCCACGAGTTTGACCTAATAAGAAGAAAACGCCAACACCATCTTCTGAACCATTGTTTGTTTCAACAATCATTCTGATATCTGGGTTTTTAGCGAGAACTCTTACTTGGTTACGAGTCGAGGACTGAAGCTTATGGAATGGTGCGTTTACAGTTTGCTCATAGAAAATAGTTCCGTTTTCTACGTTTGAGTTGATTGCCTCGGTGAAATCACCTGTTTGACGAGTCAATTCAAATTTGTAGAAACTACCTGAACCACTAATTACACTAAGCAAACCAGTCGTACCACTTGTTGAATCAATAGAGCCAGACAAGATATAGATGTTCTTTAATCCACCAGTGTTGTCACGACAACCTAGTGTAAATCCTGATGTAATATCACAAGTACTCATATCTTATCCTTTTTTTATTAATTTCAACAATTAGGCTTGGTCGTTA